ATCCACCGACCGCACCGACATCGAAGGCAATATATCCGAATACTTCCAAAGCGCGAAGCTGCTGGATGAGCAATTCGGAGAGGGTGCTGAAGCGGCTTATTCAACGCGGCAACTTCGACGGGATCAAACGGAGTGCATGGTCATTCGCAGGGCATCGGATAGCACGACCACAACGATAGGCTTCGACACGGAAGGCAACATCGACGAGGCAGCTATCACGACTTTCTGCACGGGCACAACCTGCACGGTGAGCGAATGGAAAGACCAAAGCGGAAACGGGAACGATGCGACGCAAGCAACGGCAGGAAATCAACCCGTGATATATACAGGTGGCGCATTGGTAAAGGAGAATGGAAGGTTGGCTTTGGATTTCGATGGAGTGAGCGACAACATGACAAGCGTCAGCACTTACACGCCAACAACAAGCATGGCTCAAGCTATTATAGTTAAGGGCTTATCGAGTTCAACCGACCAAATAATCGGGGATGATTCAGACCGAAAAGCTGGCATGGGATTAAGAATACAAAGCGGTAATTTCAATTATTTTAATGGCTACACGACTGGCCACAATATGATTTCTATAACGGCAAACGATAATCAAAACTTGCACTTCTACGGGCGCGATACTTCATCAACTTTTTACGCTAGCTTGAATGGCTCGGAAACGAGTTCGGTAATCACAGCAATAAACACGGCAGCCCAAAACATATACCTCGGAGCAAGGCACGACGGAAGTTTAGATTTAGATGGTGCAATGCAGGAGTATATTTTATACCTCACAAGCAAGAGCGCAGATAAAACGAGCATAGAAGAAAACATAGGCGATTACTTCACACAAAACACGCCACTCCTCGACACGTACAGCGGTGCGGCTGCTGCGTATTCATTGCGACGGCTTTCGAGTAGCTACACAGGTGATGCGGTAGAGGTTTACAACGGGAGTTCATACGCTAACGTGGGATTCAATGTATTCGGTGAGCTTGATACGGTCGCACTCGCAGCGCATTGCGGTTCATCCGACGGGTTTGTTTCCAAGTGGTACGACCAAAGCGGAAACACAAACACGGCAGCGCAAGCCGCGACAGCTTCAATGCCAAAGATTTACGACGGGACAACGGGCGTGGTGACGGAGAACGGGAAGCCTGCGGTGCTGTTTTCAGCCACCACGGGAAGTATGTCAGGGTTCACGCCGCCAAGTGGAGATATTTCTCTTCATTTAGTAGCAAACTGCACGGCTATAACCGCAGCCAATCACGCATATGGAACGCAGGCTTGGAGCGGCACATCTGGGGGGAATTGGTTTGTTGGTGTGCAGGGTGGGTTTGTATTCTACACCGACTTGGGAACGGCATCTATTAGCGCGTCAATTACGCAAGGTCAAACATTCTTAGGTTCGGTATATCAGATTTCTGGCAGCAAGAGCATTTACACTGACGGCATTGCAGGTGGCACGGCAACGGGCGCGGCTACATCTTGGAGCGGGTCGGGTCAAATTGCAAATGTCACGGCATCCCGCGCGTGGCAAGGCACAATTCAAGCCCTCATAATCTACGACTCCGACCAATCCAGCAACCGCACGAACATCGAAGACAACATTAACACGTTCTACAACATATACTCATGAACGGCTACATAATAGTTCTACCAACGGACACGCAGACAAGCGAGCGCAGAGCGTACCAAATCACGCGCGAACTGTACAACATCTCACGCCCTGTTTTGATACAGGCAGACGGGGAAGCGGCTTCGACCGTGTTCGGGATTATCGTACACCCTGACGGAGTACAGAACGCGTTGCAGGTTGACACGGATTACCTTATCAACGTACACCCCGCAGCGATACTCGAACGCCTTGTCGCTTGCTTTCCTGAGCTGTCGAACGATGAGCGGTTCTCCCTGTCTGCATTTGTCCAAACGAATCAGAAGTTTCCGTTCGGTTATATCATCCCAAGCGATACCACCGTTCGAGATCAAGAGTACATGGAAGAGAATGGTTGGTTCCCTGAATATCCCGAATTATGAAAGCTATAAAAATCCTCTTTCTCGTTATCCTCGCAATCGTAGCCATTCCCGTTGGGATCGTGTACTCGTTTGGAGAGTCGCTCTTCTTTATTGCCTCAGATGTCCTCAGAAGCATTTGGAGAGCCATATACGACTTCTTTCGTGACGTGTCGATAATTGTATCGGTCACAGCGTCAAAGTTCCTCAATCGGCTTCTAATCTATTCGGGGGTTCCTTTTGGGAATCATTCCGTTTCTGCTGTCCTGGGAGCAAACCAACGAGAACGAACGCTCACGGGTCTTGGTTTATGGCTGACCTTGTTACTCGATAGCATCGAGAAGAACCATTGCCGGAAGGCATCCGAACGCGCAGGGATATGAGCAAAGTCAACGAGACACTCATCGCGTTTGCAGATGATATCCTCAAGAGCGCGAAGAGGCATCTTGGAGGGCGTAGGATCGGCAAGAATAAGAACTACGGAGTCGCATCGGGTACGCTGAAGCGGTCTTTGAATTATCGCATTCGGGTACGTGGAAACGAGATACGAGAAATCAGCTTCGGAGCCAAAGGCAAAGCGAAGAAGTACGCTCCATTCATTCACTTCGGAGTAAACGGCACCCGCAAGAATCAAGGCTCTCCCTTTACGTTTCGTAAGCAACCTCCGTCCTCGGTTTTTGTGAAGTGGATCAAAGCCAAAGGAATCAAGCTCAGAGATGAGAAGGGTCGGTTCAAGAAGAACACGAAGAGCAATATCAACTCCGCTGCTTTCCTTATGGCTCGCTCGGTCAAACAAAAGGGAATCGTTGGACTTCGGTTCTACGAGAAAGCGTATACAGCCGTTTCTAAACGATACACGAAGAAACTTGGAGCAGCATTCGCGGAAGATATCGCGGGTAAATTCAAAGCAAACCTCGGAAACATAACGATAAAGAACTAATGGCACAATTTGACGCGGGTCCTAATTCAGGTTGGCTACCAGCCGGGCAAAAACTTCTATTCACCATCGTTCCAGAGGAACCGGTTGATGACTCATATCGTTATATCGTGCAGGTAGAGGAGAACGGCACGGATATATTCAAAATCTACTTGACTCCCAACCCAACAAATAGCGCGTTTTTTGATTTGTCCGAAGTCATTGCGGGACGGCTTGAGGTGGATTCTTTGAAGTACAACACGACCTCGACGATTCACAACTTTCACACGAAGATGTTTACTCGTTCGAATGACAACCTAAAGCGGTATCGTGTGAAGGTTGGACACTTTGACGGAAGTACCGAGTCGCTCGCGGAAGATACTTCGGGATATTATTATCTTCTTGACGGTTACGAGCAATTATCGCAAGGGCTGTTCCCGTCCTTCTCAGATTATTTCGGATCAGCTTCAACAAAGAAAGTTTGGTTGACGGATCGCGAACCCGTGAACAACGTTATCGAGGTAAGTGCAGGGATTGAAGATAACGGGGTTGCAGCATTTATCAATAGCGATGACACCGGGTCTGCAATCGTCAACCTCACCATCAAAATATACGACGTTCTCGGAAGCCTTGAGGACACCTTGACATATATCGTGAACTCCACGAATGGAGGATTGGTTCCCACAACCACCTGGAGCGATTCAAACAACGATGCGACACTTCTTTATGCTTATGTCTATCCCGGTTCTTTGAGTGCTATCACAACGGCTTTGAATAATGTGGTCGAGGGTTGGGATTATTACGATGTTATTCCTTCAACATCCTCAGCACCAACGGGAAACACCCTCCGCATCCGTAACAAATGCAGGAACACGAAGAACGAACCTGTCCAATTGGGTTGGGCGAATACTCGGGGCGGGTGGGATTACCTACGTTTCAACGGCAAGAAACAAAAGACCGTAACGCGGGAGGAGAAGACTTACCGAAAGATCGTAGGGGATTACAGCGGGTCACAATTCGAACTCGCTCCCAGCGCACGCGAAATCAAGCCGTACCAACTCGAAGCGAAAGAGACCTATCAACTCAACAGCGTTCTCACGATTGAGGAGGTGACTTTGATGCAATATTGCATGAGGTCAAAAAATGTCATGGCAAGAATCGACGGGACTTGGGTTCCTGTAACCATCCAAACGAACTCGATGCAAATCGAAGAGGAGACGGTCTCGAAGGTGTTCATCACTTCGTTCAATGTTGAACTCGCACAAATTATCCGATGCTAAGACTAACCCTTGCAGGAAACGAGATTGAACTCTACGAGAACGAGCCGGTAAACCTGAGTTATCAGTTCTCCGACATCCAAGACATCAACGCTTCTTCAAGTAGCTTCTCGCAGACCTTCCGCGTTCCTCTCACCAAAAAGAATCAAGACTACTTCGGGGCGGTGAATGAGTTCGGTCTCATAACGACATGGA